AAATTCAGGACTTCTTGTTAATTTATGTACGACAACCTTATTCGCATTTAAGGCTGTAGAGAAGTAAACCAGTGATTTATTTAGTTCCATCAAATCAAACAGTTCTTTATTTCTCATTGAATGATGTAGCTCTTTTTCAACTTCTTTTGTTTGACTATCAATTTTCTTTAGAAATGAAATATAGGTCATGGCTAATCTATATAAAAACAACAGAGTTAATCTGACTTTTTTATGAGGTTCAATTTTCTTATTTTTGATTAATAAGTCTTTGATGAGATTGGTCTCTTGTGAACTTACCGTAATTAAATGATTTTCAGTATGAATAATGGCAAAAGGTGTTGTCGTATAAGAATTTTTGCTATTCTTGATTGGATCATAAAGTGGCACATCTAATACGATTAATTTTGCATTATCTTCAGAGTCAATATGTGCGGTTTCTTCTTCATCTAGGGCACTCATTAAAAACTCAGTGGGTACATTTAATTTAGATTTCAACCATTCGACTTCATGATTTGTTGGTGCTGTTACTTCAATCCATGAACCACATGCTAGTTCTTGGGTTTCTAAAATATTGATGTTTGTTTTTTCTAGTTTCTTGCTTGTTTCATAATATTGTCTAATCATTGCTCACACATCCTTTTGGAGCAATTAGACATAATATCTTTTCCATTTTAATCTCCTCCTAATTTATATTTTTTTTCTCATTAGAAGGTAATTTGAACGTGATTAACTAACACTCTCGCAATCAACGTGCGAATGTATATTAAAAATAATATAGATTGACAGATTCAAATTACCCTGTTGTATTCGCTCGTGATCCGATTCCATTAGTTATTCACCTCCTTAACATCATGGTAATTATACCACGCTATCATTCGTTTGAAAATACCAAACTACAGTAAAAAGGTGTCTATGTCTTTTTGATTTGCATACCTCGATCCTTTGTTGCCATAAATTACTTTCATTTCTAATTCAACCATCTCAAAGTATGTCTCTAAATCAAAACACTTTGAATCCTCAATCGAGATTCCTAAATGAGCAAGATTAAAGATAATATTTGCTGTGATATTTTCATCATTTGCTTTTGATGTCTGATTGGGGTGTGGATCCTTTTTGAAACGTACCGAGCATTTCACCTATCGCATTCGTCAGATTTTCTAATTCATCTTGATTGCTTAAAAGAGAGAAATCGAGCGACATCAAGAAGTCATTATAAGATTGTTTGTAGAATGGTCTGTGTAGTATATAGATGATCCTAAAGATCGTATCAATCACTGTTGAAAGATCTTCTTCTTTTTTACTACTTGATTTCTCAAGTTTTTTTATATCACTAAACAACTCAGTTGAGAATACATTACGATAATCAATAATCGTAAATAGTGATGAATGCAGACGATACTCCTTATCGCCAAGTTTAAGTACTTTTTCCATGATTTACTCCTTAGACAAACGTTGGTAAAGATGGTGCTGTCGTTAAGAATGTACTATAGTTACTATCACCTACACCTGCAATAACTCTCAAAATTAGATTGTTACCAGATTCGATTGGTCTTGCTGTAATATTAAGTTCTATCGAATTTGCTTCAATCGAATCACCTTTTGATTTACTTGAGTCTCCTGATGGAGTTGCAGTGCATAAGTAATACCATATACGACGTGCTTTAACATCACCTTGAATCTCATATCCAAGTGCAAATGTCTTTGTCTCTGCATTGAGTATTTCAACTAAGTTACCATTCGTATCTTCTAAGAATCCAAAGATATCTTTTTTAAAGGCTTCATCAATTTCTGTAAACTTGAGCGTGACATTCGATCCGGAATTGGATACCAATGTTGCAATGACTTTATCATCTGCATATACTTGTGAGCTTCCCCCGATGGCTTCAGTTGTAATTTCTTGTGCACCTTCTAATCTTTTTGGTGTTGCAAAGGTCCAGCTGCCATCAACTGCCTGTGTTGCAAGTGCGTAATGTACGTTTGTTAAACCAAATGTTACTTTATTACCCATTTAAAAAACCTCCTGTTTAATTTCATAAATTCTGTTGATAGATCCATCTTCATTGACGAACTCTGACAATAAATCATATTCATAGCCCATAAAATATAAGGCTGCTTCTAATCTTTCTTCTAGTGACAAATCTTTCTTCTCAGTAATTAAACTGATTTGAAAAGTTGCAATTTTTGCAATAGATTTGTCATCTGCATAAACAATTGCTCGATTTGTTATTTCCTGATAAATAATGTAGTTTGGATCATTTTCTAATCCTACTCTCGTTCCATATGATACTTTTCCAGGAATGACTGAATTTAATGTACTATATAAAGCTTCTAACTTTTCTTGCATTACCCATCACCCTTTTCAATAATTGATTTGATATCTTCTAGCATCTTTGGAGTAAATAAATCGTAGGCTGGTCGCATGAACGGTCTTGGTCCTACATATTTACCACTTCGGTGTGTGAAACCAAACTCAAGTAAGTGTGTTAGTTTTCCTTTTTCACTTGAAAAAATAACGATGGATTTATTGATTCCACTGCCTTGAGATTCAGCAACGAATGAATCAGCAAAAGGTTTCGAACCACCACTTCTAGGTGCATTCGATTTGATATACTTCACAATTTCATTTGCCGTCTCATCAAGTTTCTTCTCAAGTCTAAGAATTACCTCTTGGGCATACTCATCAACCATATCAGATATAGCAAATCCAAGTTCATCAAGAGTAATCAATGATATCACTCTTTCTAATATTGGTTTTACTTAAATAAAGTTCTATGAACTGTCCAACCTGATATATTCGCTCAATTTTATAGATATTGCCATCAATGTCTGCGTACTGACTTTGATTAAAAAGAAAACCCTGAATTTTAAGTGCCAAGTCTATCTTGATATCAGAACGCTTACTCTCATAATATTCATTCGAAGTGATACTAAAATTAATACCGATGACTTCTTTAGAGGAATGCAATTGAAAGCTGGATGTACCTATTGAGTTTTGTATTTGATTCAGAGTTAACAATTTCAATCTAATATTAGGTGAGTTAGGATACATTTTCATCTGCTCCTTTTGTTAACGCAATTTGTCCCACTAACATGTCAAATGTTTTAGGTAGTTCTTTTGCACTGCCATCATTTTTAAATCCAAAGAATGTCTTTACATAAATAATGATGATCGTACTTACCATTGGGTTTGTTTCGTCATTGATGTAAGAAGGATCAATCCCACAACTCGTCAAGTATGCCTTGCAGCTACTTATGTGAGTGGATAACTCATCGTCAGCATATGTTTCTGATAGTGGTATAAGTAGTGCTTTTTTTACAATGTCTAGTATTGCCATGAGATCAATCCTTTCTTTACGATTCAATGACTAGCTTCAGTTTTTAGGCTGCAGCTTTCTTTTTAATACGAAGGAATCCGTTATAGCCGACTACGTTACCACCAGTGAATACTGATGCTTTGTAACTGATGATGCCATCTTTGAATTTGTAATCCGTAGACTTACCGATTTCAACTGGTGAGAATACTGGAACTTCGTAGTTCTTAAGTGCACCATACGCGATACCGTATTCACCCGCTGTTGTATTGCTATCGGAAATTGCTTTACAATGCGAATTGATGATATATGGAATGCCGTCAATAGTCTTGTTCACATAATCAATTGTATGAACTTTACGACCTTCTTGCGTCTTAAGACCAGCAAAAGCACGCAAGTCATTCTTATTCAAGATAAGGACTGCTCCACCTTCAATTTCCTCATCTCCACCGTAGGCAAAGACAATATCATCAAGTGTGGAATCCGTAATCGCTTCAATTTCAAGAGGAGCTTTATCAGCAAGTGCGACAGCTGCATCACTAAAGATACCTGTAAATGTGTTCGTGGTTCCAGCACCACGTAGGATTTGTTCACTGATTTTCTTTTTCAGTGAGATGTTGATGTTACGTAATACTTCTGCTTGATAAGGAATAGCAGGTAGTTTTTCAAGTTCTTCTGTGATTTCTGTATAAGCAGTAATCTTCACTTTGGAAATTGTCAAATAACCAAATGCAGGTTCCGTTTCACTATAAGGTTGTCCTTCGAGTGTAGTCCCAGCAATACCGTTTGATTTCACAAATGATTTCTTATACGTTTCTCCACCGTTTAGGTTGATAACATTTACGCGATCAACAAGCGTTGAAACTTGTGCAAATGGAGCTGGTGCTAATCCTGAAGCGGTGTGGTCCGGTAACAAGATCTCTTCACTTGATACTTGAATAACTCTTGATTCACGTAAACTAGCTGCACGTTGTTCTAGTTTCTCTTTATCAACTTTAGTGCGGTTATCGATAACAATTGGTTTGATTTCTGTTTTACTAGCAATCGCCATTTTCTTATCAATGACACTTCGTTCTTCTTGAAGTTCTGTGGTTTCAGTTTCCAATGCTTCAAGAGTGGTAATATCTGTTTCATTATCTGCAAGACCTCTGATCTCAGTCAGTCTTGACTCGATTTCTTTTCGTCTTAATTCTAAATTCATGCTTTTCTTCTCCTTTAAATTTGTGATTTAATTTTGATACGTTTTTTGATAATTCTTGATTTTTGTTCTTGCTCTGCTAACTCCATAGCCTTTAGTTCTAACTCCATAGATTCTAAAGAACGAGCGTATATACTAGTTGCATCATATGCCGGAGTATCCACAACCGACACATCATACAACCTTTCAATTTTTGTAATGGTTCTCTTTGGTATTCTGCCTTCACGATTCCATACTTGTTCATCTACTGTAAAAGCAAAACTCATTTTATCCAACAAACCACTTCTTACCATCTTATAGATGTCTTGATTCGTATTGGTATCCAATAATTCTGCACGGACTTTCAAACCAATACTATCTACCGTAAGTGATAAAGATTGATTCTTAGTTCTGGCAATAATTAAAAAGGAGTCCATATGATTATATTTCATAGGAACATCCTTCATTTTCGTATCACGTAGTGCTCTTGAATCGATTTCTTCAATGAATCCATATTCTTCATCACCAATGAGTGTTTCATTATGAAAGATTAGTGCATATCCTTCCAAGATCATTTTGTCTTCTTCTTCATGAAGTGTGACATCTGCTAGTCTAGTTTCCTTGATCATCTTTTCTAACCTCTACTTTCTTAGGTTTTGTAATTCCTTGTTTTTGATATTCATATTCAAGCTCGGAATCTTTATAAAATAACGACTCTAGCTTTTCCTTTTTACAATAGTCATCAATAATGATTGTTTTTTGTTTCTGTGTTTCTAAGATGACTTTAAGTGCATCTTCTGAAATTTTTCCATTAACTGTTATTTTCATCTATAGGTTCCTCCGTTCCTATTTGATATTCATTAGCTTTCATTGAATCAATGTAGTTAAGTGACTGCAATCTCTTATCACCATTTTCAACTGGTTCAAGTCCCAGTAGTGCTCTTGATTCATTTAACGACATAATGCCTAGACCCATTAACTTTTCAATTGCAGTTACTTTTGTATTCCATGATGCATACTGTAATCTTTCACTATAAAAAATGATTTCCTCACCTCTCATAATTTCATTATCAGTAAGTAATCCTAAAGAAAAAGCCTCAGACATTTGAATGGCTAAAGGCTCTATCGTTTGTTCATAAAATGAGTTAAACTCATCTTCACTATAATTTGATGAAAATATTTCTTTTGAAACTCCAAAGTAATCAAGTATCTTTGATTGTAAGAATGATAAGGTTTCACTATCGATCAGCTTTGGATCTACTGATAGTGGAATATAATCCGCTTTTAGGTCAACCGGAATAATTGAACTTCCCTTACTTTTAATGGAGTCTCTTAATATTTCATTAAACATATCAAGTTGTTTTTTCTTATCTGATTCACTGAGCATAGCACTCATCTTAACAATACCTTTGATTTGCATGGAGCTTCTTAGTGCATTATCAATACCTTGTAAGACATTCTCATTAATACCTATTGTCTTAAGTAATGCATCATGGTCACCATTTGAATTATTACCACCAAAGATATCATTTGAATGATAAAACCTTTTTAAGTGAATGATATTCTCATAGGGAATAATAAAAGCATCATTATTTTCAAAGTAAAATTTTAAATAATAATTATCTTTATCATCAACCATTGGTTCTACGACTGATGGTGTTAATGGATATAATCCTTTTAGTTCTAATGTCTTACTATCAAACATTGGGTATATAAACGCATTATCATTCATGAGTAAGGTAGTAATTGTTTTATAGATAAACTGATACGGTGTCATTACTTCATTTGGTTTGTGTTTTAAAATAAAAGACAGTCTGCCAGATTTCTCCGTAACTGTCTTATCATTTAATGTTTTTATATATCTTGGTTTTAGTTTTGCGCATTGACTTGCAATCCTATCAATAGCAATCTTTACAACATCCGATTTGGATATGTTACTTCCAAATGGAACGTGTGGACTATTAAAGTCACTTACTAATTTAAAGGACTCCGTAGAGCCCTGTTTTTTCTTTCTTTTAAATATGGCCATTGAGACCTCCATTAATTAAATTATTCCCAACTAAATTATATTAAAATAGTTTAATTGCCATTTTTGAGTTTTAGCAGCGGTAGTATTTAAATTTATTTCCAAACTGGGATAAACTCTAAAACCCATTTTACCTTTTACTTTATCTAGGGATACTATTCCGTACTTAATCAATTCTTTTTTAGGGAATACAAAAT